CAGCTACTGGTGGTAAAGACTCTGAGAGTATTATAGAAGTTAAAAATAATACATTAGCTTATTTTCAAGCACAACAAAGGGCAGTAACTAAAGAAGATTATATAACAAGAGTGTATGCTTTACCAACTAAATATGGAAATATTGCTAAGGCTTACATTGTTCAAGACACACAATTAGATAGTAAAGCAGGAGCAAACTCTAATAATAGAGTTATAAATCCATTAGCTCTTAATCTATATGTATTAGGATTTGATGCTAGTAAAAAATTGACTAATGTAAATAAAGCTGTTAAAGAAAATATACAAACTTACCTAACTCAATTCAGAATGGTTACTGATGCCGTAAATATACAAAACGCTTTTGTAATAAACATAGGGGTTAAATTTAATTTATTAACTAAAGCAGGATATAATAAAGATGAAGTTGTTCTGAGAGCTATACAAAAAGTTAAAGACTTCTTTGATGTTGATAAGTGGCAAATCGGACAACCAATTGTAATAGCTGATTTGGCTTATCAAATATCTTTGACAGATGGAGTTTCTGCTGTAGTTGCTCCTGAAGAAAATAATTCAGATGGTTTACCAGTATTAATTGAAAATAAATTTTTAGAATCAGGTGGTTACTCTGGAAACCTTTATGATATAAAGAGCGCCACACAAGATGGCATAGTGTATCCATCATTAGATCCAAGTTGCTTTGAACTAAAATATCCTAATATAGATATTGAGGGAAGAGTAATTGGTGATTCAGCGGGAGGTAGTTAATGCATTATTTTATTTTTCCAGAGTTTGATACTACATTATATCAAGCTTCTGCTAGTAGAAACACAGGACTTGATGAGATATTAGAAATAGAAAAAACTATGAATCAGTCAGGTGGAAATGTAAGAGTTTCTCGAATACTAATTAAATTTGATTTAGCTGAAGTTTCTAGGTCAATGGTTAGAGGACAGATAGCTAGTGATGCCAAATTTTATTTAAATATGTATGATGCAAATCCAACTGAATTATCATATAGTCAATCTTTATTTGCTTATCCTATAAGTGCTAGTTGGGTTCCAGGTGAAGGATATAGAGCTGATAATCCAAAGACTCAAGAAGGAGCAACTTGGGAGTTTAGAGATGGTATTACAGAGAAAACTTATTGGGGAAGAGCAGAAGATGCCGCAGTTTCTTCTTCAGGTGGTGCTTGGTTCTCATCATCATACGCATCTCAATCTTTTGAATTTGAAACGAGAGATATGAGAATGGATGTTACGCCTATAGTAGGTGATTGGCTAACAAAAGTTTATCCAAATAACGGCTTTATAATCAAAAGAAGTGGTAGTTTGGGAAATTTAGATAGTAATACAGATGAGGGAAGTAAAGATAGGTTAGGAAACTTTTCTTTCTTTTCGAGAGAAACCAATACAATTTACCCACCAAAATTAGAAGTTGAGTGGTATGATACAAAATTTAGTACAGGTTCTTTAAGTCCACTATCGTCAGCTGAATTAGAAGATGCTGTTTTCTATATGAAAAGTTTAAGACCTGAATATAAAGAAAAATCTAAAATAAAATTTAGAATAGTTGGAAGAGGTCGCTATCCTACAAAATCATATTCAAATACAGCCTCTGAATATTTGACAGTAAAATATTTTCCAAGCGCAAGTAAAGAACAGATTGGTGGTGATGGTGCTTACTATTCGGTAATAGACGATCAGACAGATGATGTTATTATTCCATTTGGTTCAGGCTCTGCTATAAGTTGCGATTCCACAGGAAACTATTTTAATCTATGGATGAATGGGTTTCAATCAGAAAGATATTATAAATTTGAATTTAAGGTTGTTAGTGGTAGTGGAACAGACGAGGAGACAATACAATATTTTGATGAAGATTTCGTATTTAAAGTTGTGAGATAAAAAAATGCCATATACACAAGAGGAATTAAAAAATTTATCCTGGTACCAGAATTTAATCGATGAAGATGAACAAGCGTACCTTGCTAATAAAGATATTTTAGAAGCGCAAGCTTCTATTTCAGGCTCATCAAATGATGGTTCTTTGTTAGTCAGAGATAGTGATGGTACAATTTTAATATTTGAAAATCCATACACAGGTGTATTGCCAGAAGATCCTTCTACAAAGATAGTACACACTTCAATTGTAAATAAATTAAGAGATGATGAAGCTAGTATTAATAGCACATTAGACAGAGATTTTGAGGAATTATAATGGCTAGTAAATTAAACGAAAGAGATAAACAACTACTCAATGCTTTTCAAACTAAAAGGGTTGGAGAAAAACCATATGAAAATGGTTTGTGGGGAACTCAAGGTCATAATGATTTTGCTTATTTAGAAATTTATGATGATTCAAATAATTTAATAGATTTTACAAATTTACCTAGTGATAAATTTATAAATAACGCTGATAATGGAAATATAGAATTTTATGTAGGAAATCATTTAAGAGAGCTCGGATTTAATAATGGAATATTTAATGTAAATTATAATTTTTTTAGAAAATTAGCTGGTGATGAAAGAGCAGTTTTAGTTAGAAATAAAGCAGGATTTGAAGGAGATGTTTATACTGCTAATTTTAATATTCAACCCGATGGTAAGGTATACACAGGAACAGAAGAGTCTTTTAGATCAAGTCCTGGAACTGCTGAACAATTAAGCGTAGAGGATTTAAAATATTCAATTGATACTATATCTCCAAATAGAACCGAAGTTAGATTAAAAGCAAAAAATATAAAAGGTTCTTATACAGATGATTTTATAAATATACAAACTGCTGTAACAGCAAATGATATTGAGGAAACTATTAATTTTGTTGCACCAGATGGAAGCAACGCTGATTTATTTGAATCTAATGTTTTAAATATATCACCAGCTGAAAATGGATTTTTATTTACACAAAAAATGAAGAATGGTACTATTACCATACCAAATGTTTTCTTAGTAAACGAAGTTCAAACACCTGTAAAAACAGGAATAAATTTTATAACTAATCCAGACCTTGAAATTACTGAAAGAGATTCTTATGGTAATGAAGTCAGTTTAGCTAATTATTATGGTTGGGATGCAAGTTTACATTCTAAAGCTGTGAGGGTGGATGGTTTTAGTCCTGGTTACAATAGTATGTCCAATCCTAATGGAGTTTTTGCTGGAACAGCGCACTTAGGCTACCACGCACATTTTGTAAGAGGTGAGGGCGTTACTGGTGGTGTTTGTATGAAATTTCCCGACCAAAATGAAATCTTTAGAGAATTAGACGAATGGCCAACGGAGTATGCAAGTCGTTGGTTGGGTATAAATCAAAAGATGGGAGCTCTTATAGGTCAGGGAGTTAAACATTTTGACTTTGTTAATTTAACATTAGATTTAAAGGCTAGTGTTGCAGGAAGGGGTATTTTAGTATCTTTATATTATCCAAATGAATTAATAACAGAAAATATTCCTGATGCTCCGCCTATAGGATATTACAATCCTAATAATCCACCACCAGGTGAAGAAGTTCCAAATGATCCTCCACAGGGATATATTGCGAATACAGCTTCAAATGCTTCAGACATTGAGGATCAACCACCATCTAAATACTCTACTGTTGTCAGTCTGTATTTATCAGGTGCACCTGAAGTAGATATAAGTGTAGGTGATTCGACAACATTTTGGGGTGGGGAAGGCGCTTGGATAATAACTCAAAGCACTGGTGGACAAAATCCAATTTTTACTTGGAGTCCAAATTTAGTTGGTGTAGAATATAGTAAAGCAGGTACTTTAAGTTTAGAGCAAGAGTGGAAATGGGATGGCACTGCTTGGGGTGCGAATCCTGATTTTTTCCCTTCATTTCCAACAGCACCGGTAGGAACAGTAAATGATTTTGAATATCCAGAAGCGGTGAATACTCATCCTTATCAATTAGAAGGACAAGGAACACCACGCTTCAAAAGAGATATTTATCCTGGTGAAAATAGAGGATGGCAAACAGGTACAACATTGGATGGCGAAGATACTAAAATGACTACTGTTTGTGGTGTGCCAGCGGAACTTGTAAACAACAATGCTGTTATTTTAATAAAGAATGATTTAGTTTGGGTTGTTGGTGATGTTGGATATACTACAAATAAAGAAAAGATTGGTTTAACCACAATTGACACTATGTTTCCTCAGTTACACAGCCAAACAATATCTAAGACAGATAGTGATGGAAATCAAATAAAAACACACACAGTCTATAACGATATATTTGAACACGGTAGAATACAAAGTATAACAAGAACAAGGGCTACAAATAACGATCACAACAGAGATAATTTCTTTGTTTTGTTTTATACAGATGGCCGTGGAAATGAAGATTCAAATAAAGTATTTATGGCTGAAATCGGAGCAGAAGATTTTGTAGATTTCTTTTACTTAAAAGATTTAGATGGTGCTTTTAATGATACTGTTAATGCTCAAGGTGGTGAAATGGAATGGGCTTTTTCTGGAAAACAAAGAAGTGGTGGTACTTGGCACCATTATGCCTGTGTAAAGGGTACAAATAAAAGATGGAGAACGAATGATGGTGATGGTGATATATTCTCTACCAATCAAGATACTTGGTTTGAGGAAGATGAGAATGGAGAGGCAGGTTCTTTTAGTAATGGCTTTGCTGGCGTAGATGGAAACTATTTTGATGTTTGGTTTTCTCAAGGACACACAAGTGGTCACTTCTCTAATTATAGTGGAATTTATGGTGTAACTGCAGAAAATGGTGGACAGTGGATTAATTTAAAAGAAGATGAATCAGAAGGAGTTTCAGAAAGGTTTCCAGTCAATGAATACTTTTATGGCGCAGGAGAGGTTGGTTCAGAGGGAATCGATTTAACCTTTGGGTCTAGAAATCCTGGCGCAGATAATTATGGTATTCAAAACGAAGATGGTGAGGTTATTAATGTAAATGAACCATATTATGATAATGGAAGCTCTGTCTATAGTTTCGATCCAAATCCAACTAAAGATGGAACTCTAAGTCCAGGTAGTTTATGGAAATGGAATGGTGTACTAGCAATATGGGAAGAAAATGTTATAGCACCACCAAGATATAGTTATGCACACCAATATGAATTTATTCCTACAGACGCAGCTGGTAAATGGGAAACTAAAAATGTAGAAATATTAATTCCAAATGATTGGATTTTAGACCAAGATTGGTACATATATTTCTACGGACATATAAGGGGTAATGGAAATCAAGAGTTTGGTATAACTTGGGTAGATAATCTTTATATGGATTTTACATTAGTAGATGAATCAGTAACTCAAAAAATATACAGACCATTTACTGCACAGATTGAAGAAGTATCTCCCGATGGTTTGTTTGTTACTTTAGATAGAAGTTATAAGCAAAATGCTATTGACATAGGAGTAGAAGATGACAATCCTGATACTGAAGTTTATGATATAGACAATCCACCCGACATTGGTTTTCCAAACTTTAGAGTTACTTACTTAAATTTAAATCCATTAGACTTACGAACTTATCTGAAATTCAATAATCAGTTATTTTTAACAACTAACTTTAAACAAGACAAGATAAACGTTTCAAACTACCCACACGCTGTCGTCTATAAATTATACGAACCTTTGCCAGATAGCTTTGCTGAATTTGATGAGTGTATCATAGTTAAAGAAATGGCAGAACCTGTAGTAGAAAAGGTAAAAATATTAGATTTTATTCCAGCAGAAGAACCACAATTAGTTTTAAAATCACCTGATTTGAAAAATGTGGAAAGTCCAATAAGAGGTAGAAAAACAGACTTTAAAAATGAAAATGAAATATTAACAGATGATGTTACAATATCAACTGAATTAAAAAATGAATTTTTAAGTCAGAGTATAGATAGTGTTGAATTAAATATAGACCATAGTAGGTATGAAAATTTTATCAAATTTAGTTCTGTTGAAAAAAGAATAAGAAATTTTAAACTTAAATTAAAACAGATTGAGGATTTTAATGCAGTAAGTTCTTCGTTTATTGGAATTAGTGGTTCAGATGCTTCTATTAATGCTGCTGAAGTTGGAGTATTGGAAGTAAAAAATAACTTTGACCAATTTGAAAAATATATGTACTATTAGAGTTCTTCTTATAGTAGCGCTTCGTTAGGAATTGAATATGATAATGCATGGCCAAAAGCTAGTGGTGAGGGAAATTTAAGAAGTCCTTATGTTTTAGAAACTACTAACTCTACCAATGGTATAGCTTGGTTCAATAAAGCAATAACTTCTGGCTCACTTTATGATGAAGAAAACTCAAGTAAATTAAGCAGTTTACTTCCTCAACACATAATAGAAAATGTAGAGAACGATGTATACTTAAAATTTATAGATATGATTGGACAACATTTTGATTCTATATGGGTTTATATAAATGGAATAACAGATACTTTTGATAGAAGAGAAAAATTAACAGAGGGTATTTCAAAAGATTTATTATATTCTGTTGGTCGTTCTTTAGGTTGGAATTTGGATGATGGGAAAGATTTAATTGATTTACCAAGATATGCTTTAGGTAAAGAAGTTACTGGTTCAGCTTACTCTGATTACTCAGCGACATCTGAACGTGATATATCAAGAGAAATTTGGAGTCGTATAATAAACAATATGCCTTTCTTCTTAAAGAATAAGGGTACTATTAGAGCTTTGAAAGGGTTGATAAATATTTATGGTATACCATCAACTATTTTAAGAGTTAAAGAATATGGTGGGCCTAATTTACCAGATGATGCTTCGCCAGAATTTGAAGTCACAAAGAAGTTTACAAAGGCTTTAGATTTTAAAGGAAATCAATATGTAAAAGTTGCTTGGGCTGATGATACAGATTCAGGTAGAAAGCCGGATACGATTGAGTTTAGATTTAGAGCAGTAAGTAGTTCTAATCAGATTTTGGTAAATAAAGATAATGATTTTATAATAAGATTAAAAGACAATGATTCTGTGGATGATTATGGTTCTGTGGCATTTATGTTGTCAGGTTCTGGTGGATATGATGAAATAGAATCTACTTCTTTTCCTATTTATGATGGTGATTTTTATTCTGTTATGTTGGCTAGAAAATCTGGAAGTAATAGTGAACACATATCACAATCATACGAATTAAACGTTGGTAAATATGATAGTAGTAGAAGTAAGATAAATTTATTTAGTAGTACAACTATGCTTATAACAGGCAGCAGTGGTGATAATAATGAAAATTTTTCATCCAATGGTGATATTTATATCGGCGGTGAGACTAATTTTAGTTCGAGTAAAGATGGTTTTATTGGTGCACCACTTACAGGTTCAATTATGGAGTACAGACATTGGACAGAGACACTAAATACATCATCATTTAAAAATCATATAGCTAATCCAAAGGCTTACGATGGTAATTCTGTATCATCTTCTTATGAAAATTTAGTTTTACGATATTCAATGAATGATAATAAAGATTTAAGTTCCGATACTGAGGGTATTAGAGATGTTAGTTCTAACCAAACCTCTACATTATCAGGTTCACATAGTGGATTTACAGGAAACTTTTTTAGGAGTGTGGTTGATGAACAAAAATCTTTTATACCAAGTATAGGCGCACTTAGAAGAACTACTAATAAAATAAGGGTTGAGGATAATCCTTTAAAACCTGGTGAGATACTTTCTAGAACTAAAAGGTCTACTTCTCCCGCATATGATAATGCACCTTTAGATTCAAATAAAGTCGGTATTTTCTTTGCACCAACCGATGTTGTAAATAATGATATTATTAATTCAGTTGGTAATATGGATTTTAATGATTATTTAGGTGACCCGAGAGACTTATTACAAAATTCATATAGAGGATTAGAAAGAGTAACAGATATTTATTGGAAAAAATATACATCTACAAATAACTTTTGGGATTATATGAGATTGATAAAATATTATGACCAATCTTTATATCCACAATTAAGAAAGATGATTCCTGCTAGAGCAAAGCCGGATATTGGTTTACTAATAGAACCTAATATTTTTGAAAGACCAAAAGTAGTAGTTGGTAAAAAGCCTGAAGTTGAGGATACATTCTTTACTTCTTCTATAGATATTGGGAATGTAGTTGATGGATTGGTTGTTGTAACTGGTTCATTTAATGCGGGTGCTTCTATTTCAAAATATGACGCTTACGATGGTGAAATTCAAATATATGGTTACTCAACCGAATCAATAGTTATATCTTCAAGCGGTGAAAATTTACTAAAAGAAGCTTCTGCTTCACTTGGAGATGGATTTGTAGAATTAAGTATGTGGCAAAGAATAAACAAGCGTGATGGTATGAGTAGAGATAAATATTATGCGACAGCATCTATTCAGTCGGGTGATATTCACTATTCTGAAGTATTTCAACCTGTAGTAACTGGATCTAGAATATATGGTAGAAATCAACAAATAATGCCACACTACTCTTCATCATTAAGTGCTTCTTTATTTATAGCTTATTCTTCTTCCCTCTTTAATGTTGATTTGGATAATCAGGTAGAACAAGATACTGCTTTGTTTAATAGAGTTTATGCTGGAGTTAAAAATACTAAAAAAACTACTATAGATGGGGGTTCACCAGTTGAAATAATTATAACTGCACCATCTAAGTTAGTAACCACTAAAGATAGTGATTCTACATTAAAAACAGGAGAGGGTATAGTATCTGAATTTAAAGAAAAGGAACCTGAAAAAGATAAATTCGATCCGAACATAATAGAAGAACCTCAAGCCTCTGAAGAAGTATTGATTCCAGGTAAACCATTAACAATAAAGGGAAAGAAATTAAGAGGTCTTAAAGGTTTAGCTAAGAAGAAACGTGGTACGCCAGAAAAACCAATAACAGATGCTATGATTATAAGAGAGACTCAAGAAAAAGAAAGAAGAAAAATAGCAGAAGAAGCAAAATTTGAAAGTTCACCTATAGAGTCTAAAGGTAAAGCTCAGAAAAAAATGACGATAAAAGGAAAGAAAAGTAAGAAACAAAAGAAAAAGTAATAAAAACTTAAATAGATGATATTTATATATGAATCACATTCATACCAAATATTTAAATTTATAATTAGGAGTTCATTATGGGATTTTTAAACAACACTAATGTAACAGTAGATGCTATATTAACCAAAAAGGGACGTGAATTGTTAGCGCAGGGAACTGATGCTTTCAATATTACTAAATTTGCATTAGCTGATGACGAAGTAGATTATAACTTATGGGATGTGACACATCCAAATGGGAGTGACTATTATGGAAAAGTAATAGAAAATATGCCACTTTTAGAAGCAATACCTGATGAGAATCATGTGATGAGATATAAGTTAGTAACTCTTCCTAAGAATACAATTAGAATGCCAGTAATAAATGTTACACCAGGTTCAGTTACTTTTGCAGCTGCTGGTGGTGTAAATCAACCAAATCCAACTATTGTAGTAAATACTGCTAATGTTAGTGATGCGTCATACACATTTATTCTGCACAATCAATCGGTTTGTTCGATGAATGTAGATATAGCTGCTGGTGCTGGTGTGGGAGCAACTACACCATACTTTTTAGGTGATGATGATGCACCAAATAGTAAAACAGTTGTTGCACAAACAGTTAAACTTGGTGTTATTCCACAAGATGCATCGAGAGCAACTCAATTAACAATTATTGGTAATGATACTGGTGCTACGACATCTATCAATATTACTAATAATGTAACTTTAAATAGTTTAATAGGCGGCGCAGGAGCGGCAGGATAATATAGGAGTAACAAATGTCAGTATATAAAGATTTTAACATTCAAGATCCCGATAGTCCTCTATCAAGTGACGTTGTAACAAATGTCAAAGACACTGTATCTTCGGGAATGTGGGCAGATGGAGCAGGAACATTAACTTCTTTCTTCACATCTTCTGCAGCTGAGGCATCTTATGGAACTTATTACTTAGATGTTTGGGATAAGAATCCTACAACAGATGCTACAGCCACAACACAATTTTCAGTTGCTTATGGACACGTACACGGAAGTGGTAGTGCTGGTGCTTTAGGTGTTGATGGAAATAGAGAGTCTGCTACCATATACAGACAATTGTCTAATATCCTTTTAGGGCCAAATGAAGATAGATTTACTTTTGAAGCTTCCGATGGGGCTCATACTACACCATCTTATATATATGCTATTTCAATTGCTAGACAACAACTTCGTGAGAAGATGGATCCAGGTAATTGGGAACTACACTTTAGTGGTAGTGGTGGTGGTTCAGGTCCACAAATATTAAAATATATTGACGATAGTGATGCTACAACAAATCCAACTGTAAATCAAGGTGGTAGGGTATTCAACATAGTTAGTGGTTCAATATCAAGTGGACAAGCGACAGTAAAAACAGCCGCAAATTTACAACCAGGTGGTGGAATTGGATTATTTTATCCTGATACTGGTATATTGATATTCAATGGACCTGTTTTAGGTGGTGCTGGTTCTGCTTCACTGTCAGCTTCCGTTGCTTCAAATTCAGAAGGTGGAAATACAGCAAAATTTTTCAATAAACTTTCTGGTGGTTCATACTTTCAGGCAAGAAGAGAAGAGGTAATTACTTCACAGCATTATTTTTGTAGAGTACCTAATAAGGAATTTAACTTTAGTTCAAATCCAACATTTACTTCTGGTTCAAGTGGTAATTTTACTGTACCAACGTTTTATAAAAATCCAAAAGTATTTATAACTCAAGTTGGATTGTATAATGATGATAATGAACTGTTAGCAATTGCTAAATTAAGTAAACCGCTGATGAAATCTTATTCGAGAGAAGCTATAATTAAAGTTAAATTAGACTTCTAAGCTTGGGAGATATAGGTCATGTTTAAAAGACTCGACCCAAGAGACATCAATATAACGCCGTTCAAAGCTTATAAAGAGTTTACTGTAACCAATACGGATAGCGGTAGTGGTGTTTATGGTTTCGCCGCAACAAGTTCTAGTTTACATAACTTTATTCCATCTACTGCTACTGTTACTAACTTTGGTAGTCCAACAACTGCTAGTTTTTATGCAGTACCAACTTGGTTTATGTTAAATCACAGATACTATAAAGATGTTGATAATAATTTCAATAACTTTGGTTTGAGTAATGGTAAACAATTTAGAGAGTTACATTCTAATGCTACAGTAATATCTGTACCACAAAGTTTATATGGTGAAAGAATTAAACCAAAATCAATAACATTAAAAGACGATAGCGGTCCTACAACTTTAACAATTGTAGATGATGGAAATGGAAATCTATATGATAATGATTTTTCTTCTAGCTTTGCAAGATTTGCTGCTAGTAATTTTACCGCTAGTATCGATAAAACTGGTAGTTTTGTTGGAAACGCATTTTACGAACAAGGAATATTAGTATTCACAAATACAGGTTCGGCTGATACTTCTCAATACAATGCTATTGGAACAGGAAGTGCGGCTAATGGTTATAGTCTAACATACAAATCTCAAGTAACAATTAAAGAACATTCATATACTTGTATAGTTGGTGAAAATGAGTATAATACATCTACAAATATATCAGTTACACCTGATAGGAGTGGTAGCATAAACGTTTCAGGTTCCGAAAGCTGGAGGCTATTTCCACCTGGTCATGCATCAGCTAAATCAGGCTCTTATAAACACTACTATGGACAAGCAGATAGATATAATAACTTTACAACACACTCTTTATTTGCACCATATATTACAAAGATTGGTTTATATAATGATTTTAATGAATTATTGGCAATAGGACAATTAGCAAAGCCTGTAAAAAACGATAAAGAATTATTGTTAGGTATTCAAGTGAGGTTTGATGTATAATGGGTAAATTTAAAAAAATGATGGAAGTATCTTCTAATATCGGTGGATATGGTGCTGACGAAGGTGAGCCGGATACAGGTTTTATCAGAGGTGATAGAAAGAGAAAATTAGGAACACTAGCAGGTAAACCTGAACCTTGGTTTGAAAGAGGTGGATATGAACAGATTGATTTTCCTAAAGCTGATTATATCTATGGTAAAGGTGAGGAAGAAGATTATTCAGTAATAAAAACTGCCTATGTGGCTCAGATAGATAAAGACTTTGAAGCACATTTTGAAAATTGGGAGGATTGGGTTATAGATAAAGATTTTAATTCACAAAATACAGAGGGATTAGAAGAATCTACTGTTACAGGTGATTCGCCTGGTCCAAAGGGATATGCTGCTTTTCTAAAGGATTCTGATGAATTTAAGAAAAGAAATAAATCGATGGCTTCTTTTTATAAAAAAGCTATGGGTTATTTATTAGTAGAAAGAATAGACTACTTAGATACTGCACAGAGAATGATTAAGAAGTATAAACTGAAATCTAAAGTGAAAATAGGTAGTGGAAAAGATATGGGGGAGTATATACCCGAAACCGATACTGTAACATTGAGACCATCCTATCCAAGCGTAAAAGAGTTCTTAATAACTGTACTGCACGAAATAAAACATGCACTGGATGCAAAACAGTTAGGAGTCAGAAAATATATTAAAAAATATACACAGGCAGGAACTATGGCTGCTTATGATGGATTAGATCCTCACGATGATAATAAATGGGAAGAGAGAGCTGAAAGGTGGGCTCAAAAAGAAGTGAAAAAATATTTGAATAAAAGATTTTAATCTTATATATATTACTGTCGATATTAATACTAGTATTTAATTTGGTTATAAAAAATTCTGTATAGGTTTTTTAATAAAATCTTTTTGCCTTGTTTTTTATAATCCTTAAATTAGATATTAATAATTAACAAGTAACAAGTACAAGTATAACAAGTAACAAGTATCAACTATGAAATCAAGAAGTGCTAAGAATAAAGGTAAAAGACTTCAAAACAATGTAAGAGACCTTTTGCTAGAAACATTTAATCAGTTAGAGCCGGATGATATTAAATCTGCTATTATGGGTGAATCAGGAGAAGATATTAAATTATCTCCAGCGGCTCGAAAACTAATCCCTTATTCATTTGAATGTAAAAATCAAGAAGCATTAAATATATGGTCATCATTAAAACAAGCTGAAGAAAATAGTGGTGATTACGATCCTGTTCTGATATTTAAAAGAAACAGAAGTAAAACTTATGCTGTCATTAACATAGATAAATTTATAGAACTAATAAATGAAAATAATAAATCTTCTAAATAGGGTAATTGGAAACAATGGTAGGCTTTTAAATAAAGCTAATGAGTATATGTATTGGTCACCATTCGTACATCACCATAAACCTAAATTACAGATAAATACAAAAACTCAGAAATGGCATTGTTGGATTTCTAATCAAGGTGGTCATAACCTATTTCAATTATTCAAAAAGCTAAAAGCAAGTAGAGAACAATTCGATGAATTAGCAGACATAGTAGGAAAACCACGCCAATCACTATCATCAAATCGTGAGAAAGTCAAGGAAAATGTTGTAAGATTACCAAAAGAATTCAAACCTCTGTGGAATAGCAAAGATAGTATAATTAAAAGACACGCTATGAATTATTTAAAAAAGCGTGGAATTACAATGGGTGATGTGATTCGTTATAATGTTGGTTATTGTGAAGATGGTGTATATGGAAACAGAATTATAATACCATCATATAACAGCGATGGAGAGATTAATTATTTTGTTGGTAGAGATATTTACAGTGGTGGTATGAAATATAAAAATCCACCTGTATCTAAAGATGTTATAGGATTTGAATTATTTGTTAATTGGGATGAACCTATTGTATTATGTGAGGGTTCATTTGATGCTATGGCTATTAGAAGAAATGCAATACCATTATTTGGTAAAACTATACCAAAAAAATTAAAGATGAAAATCTACGAAAAAAGAGTTAAGCAGATATATATATTATTAGATAGCGATGCGATTAAAGATTCTATAAAAATAACCGATGATTTGATGAGAAATGGCATTGATGTATATTTTGTTAATCTTAAAGAAGAAGATCCTTCAGATATGGGATTTAAAAAGGTAATCAATCTTATAAAAGAAACAAAGCAAACTTCTTTTTCTGATTTGATGAGGATGAAATTAAATGGCAAAAAACGAAAATATATGGAAATTTAATGACGATGAATGGAAAGTTCATTTTACAGACAGCGAGCTGCTAAACAAAGTAAAAATAAAATTTGATTTGAAGAATTCAACTACTATTTATTATGAAAGTGGAAGTCTTTCAGAAGAAACTTCTTGGGATATTGTAGTACCAAACGATAAATTAGAAGAAGTCAAAAAATTTATAGAGGATAATACTTGATTAAAGAAAATGTTGTAAAAGTACCATTTCGTAAATTAAAATACATACACCACATTTCAGATATACAGATTCGTAATCTAAAAAGACATATAGAATACGAAGAAGTTTTTGAACGTACATACGAACAGGTAAAAAAACATAAAGATAATGCCGTAGTCTATATTGGTGGCGATATAGCTCATTCAAAAACCGAAATGTCACCTGAATTAGTCGATCAACTCTCTCGTTTATTTAAGAATCTTGCGGATATATGTCCAACGATTTTGATTGCTGGAAACCACGATTGTAACTTAAATAATCGTTCGAGAATGGATGTTCTTTCTCCAATTGTAAACAACCTAAAACACAAAGATTTACATTACCTAAAAGATAGTGGTGTATATAAATGTGCTGATGTAAAGTTCGTTGTTTGGGATGTATGGGAAAAAGAAGATGACTATATTGAGGCTAAAGACTTTGAGGGTGATACAAAGGTAGTTCTCTTTCACGGAACAGTAGATAAGTCGGAAACAGATTTAGGATTCTTTCTTCCATCGGATGTAAAGATTGCTAAATTTAAAGGTTATGATATGGGATTGCTTGGCGACATCCACAAAAGACAGCATCTCAATAAAGAGGAAACCATTTCTTATTGTGGTTCATTGGTACAACAGAATCACGGAGAAGGATTAAGTCATGGTTATTTATTGTGGGATGTTCCAAAGAGAAAGTCTGAGTATATAGAAATACCGAATGACTACGGCTATTACACTATAAATATTGATAATGGTAAGGTGCCAGATTGTCCTGATATTCCAAAGAAAGCTCGTTTAAGGGTTAGAGTATCAAACACAAAACCATCTGAATTAAAAAAAGCTATGAGTTTAATTCATAGTAAATATGGAATCAAAGAAGTTACAGTTACAAAAACAGACTCTATATATTCTACCGATAAAGTAAGAGGACAACACATAGCAGTTGGTAATGTCAGAGATTCTGATTATCAATATAATCTAATAGAAGAATATTTAAAAGCAAATCACTTTGTAGATAATGAAACTCTAATAGATATTAAAAAGATAAATGAAGAATTAAATAGTAGATTGCCAGAAGATGATGTAAATAGGGGAGTTAGCTGGCAAGTTAAAAAGTTTGAGTTTGATAATATGTTTTCTTATGGAGAAGATAATGTTGTAGACTTTACAAAGCTGAGTGGTATTATTGGAATGTTTGCTCCTAATGCTAGTGGTAAATCTTCTTTATTAGATGCCCTATCATTCTGTCTATTTGATAGATCTTCAAGAGCTTATAAAGCAATCAATGTACTTAATAATAAAAAAGATTGGTTCAAATGTAAAGCTACTTTAGAGGTTGAGGGTGTAGAATACTTTATAGAAAGAAATGCTAAAAAGCAATCAAATGGTCACGTTAAGGTAAATGTAGATTTCTATACATTTGCTGATGATGGTGAAAAGGTTTCTATGAACGGAGACCAAAGAAGAACTACAGATGTAAATATTCGTAGATTGATTGGTACTTATGATGATTTTGTAATGACAGCACTTTCTCTACAAACAAACTCAACTGTATTTATTGATAAGACACAAAAAGAAAGAAAAGACTTACTTGCACAATTTATGGGTATTGGTGTATTTGACGATCTTTGGAAATTAGCCGCAGATGAAATACACGACGTATCCTCTCTTCTAAAATCTTTTAAAAATAACAACTACGATAAAGATTTAGCTGATATAAAAGAAAGTCTAGCTGATTTTAGAAAAAAATCAAAAGAAAAAACTTCTTCTAAAAAAGAAATGATAGCTAATAAAAAACGTGAAGATAGAAAAATAATTCATCTCACAAAACAACTCAGAAAAGTAGATGAAACTGCTGATAGTTTAGATGAGTTGGAAGAAAGAAAAGTTAATCTAACTAATGCTTTGACAAAGGTAGATGAGAGAGTTGGTGAGATAGTTGCACAATCAGAAAAGTTTTCTTCAGAAAAAACTGAGCTAAATGAAAAGATTAAAATCTATAAAGAAAATAAAATAGATAAAAAGTATGCACAACTAGAACAATACAAATTAGAAAAATCAAACAATCAAATTGAAATAGATAAACTTAAAATAGAAGTTAAGAACAAATTAGATAAGATTGATAAGCTTGGTAATTTAGAATATGATTCTGATTGTTCTTATTGTATGAGTAATCCTTTTACATTAGATGCTATGGAAACAAAGAAAAAGTTAAATGATGATAAAATGTTAGCCGATACTTTTGTAAAACAATCTAATAATTTAGAAAATATTATAACTGGGCTGTCTCATATTACGGCTCATAAAGAACAAATGGATTCCTCAATACAGAGTTTAAGTTTACTAACTACAAATATAAGTAAATTAGATAGTGAGACAAAGTTAAATACAGAAAAAAGAAAAAACTTAATAAATCAATTAGCTATTTTAGAAGATAAGATTAATTTGTATCACGAACAAGAAAAAGATATTATCTTCAATATGGGTTTGTATAGTGATATAGATAGCTCACAAAATAAATCTGATAATTTAGAAATAGAAATAGAGGAGTTAGATAAGAAACTACAATCAGTAAATGGTGAGATTAAAGTATTAGAAACAAATCGTAAAACTATATTGGATAATATTAAAAAAGTAGAAGAATTAGAAGGTAAGTATGCTGCTTATCAGTATTATTTAGATGCTGTAAAGCGTGATGGTATACCTTATGAACTTATTTCTAAAGCTCTCCCAACAATTGAAGGCGCTGTAAATGATATACTAGCACAAATTGTAGACTTCTCTATGATACTAGAAATGGATGGTAAGAATGTTAATTGTTATATTGTTTATGATAATGATAATGTCTGGCCGCTTGAATTAAGTAGTGGAATGGAAAGGTTCATATCTTCATTAGCTATGAGAGTAGGATTGATAAACGTTTCTAATCTACCAGCAGCTAACTTTTTAGCTATTGATGAGGGTTGGGGTACAATGGATTCGGATAATCTAAATTCAGTTTATAATCTATTTCAATATTTAAAGACTCAGTTTCAATTTACAATGATTGTTTCACATATAGATTCTATGAGAGATGCTGTAGATACTCTGTTGGAAATAAAGAAGGAAGATAAATTCTCTAACGTTTCATTTGATTAGAGTACATAATTCTTTTGGGTTTAGTTTCACCTCTCTTTAAACTTAATACATATTGATTCAGGACTGCGCTCATCGTAGTGCTTTCTTCTTTAACATGCACTCTAAACCATTCCATTAGGCTCTCTTCTATAGTAAATGAATATTTCTTTTTCATACCGATATTCTCCATACATTGTACATATAATAAATATTAAAATATTAAAATAATGATATTTATTAACAACCAATAAATAGGAACTTTTAATGGCTGCAGTCAAACGATTCAATAAATTACTCGGGCTTGAAGAAATAGATGTATTAATTGACGATAGAGAAACCTCTAGATATATAACTATAACTGATATGCCCCAAAGTCTACCTCAAGGAAAGAGCTCTTTTCTTATAGAGGTTTCTCCATACCTTAAAGAAGGTACAGAGTTACAGATGGATTTTATCGATTCAAAAGGACAGAGTATTTATTCAGAGCCTGTACAAAATTATTTAGAGGGTACTTCGAGAACAATATCAGTTGAGGTGTATGATGATACAGCAGCTGGAATTGCTACGTTAATAATAGTTGGTGAATTAGAATATGTGCCTGATGATCCTGGTCAATTTAGTGATGTAAGACCTGTACCTAAAGAATTTCAAGGTGCATACAATATAAGACTTACTCGTGAAGTTATTATAAATCCAGCAGAAATAAACATACAACCTATAAAATTTTATGCTTCTCCACAACTAAGAGCTATAGAACAAAGATTTGGTACTTTAGAAAGAGAAGGTGGTTCTCCTATAGCATCATCTTCAATATTTCAAATTGAGGGTAGACCAGCATCAGGATTTGAATTCAGACCATTTACAAGTGGAGAAGATGAACTTTTAGCAAAGGGTGCTGGAATAAAAGAAAATAGAGATGTAAAAAGAGAAGGTCCTCCAAAAGGTGATGTAAAGGGTGATAAGGCAGATAAAGAATTAAATAAACGATCTACTAAAAAACAAAGTGTTAGGGGTGATAGTAGAACTAAAAGATCTAAAAGAATAAAACGTAGAAATTCTCCTATTGAATATCCATATAGTTTTACAATAACCGGCGGAGACCACAAATTTGATACTACTCAAATAGGTGGTGATATTTTATTTTCTGATATTACTTCTTCTATTTATAATGATAGAACTTTAGAAGATGTTGGATTAGGTCGTGCTAGTGATGTTTCTTTTCAGATAGTAACCGATACGAAAGATAGAAATCATCCAACACATTACACAGGATCTATCGCACAATTAGAAAACAGTAGAACAGCATATGTAAGTACACCTTTTACAAAACAAAACAGAGAGGGAGAATACATAGTATTACCTGTACGGGCAAATGCTCAAATATTTTACGAAGTAGAACCTAGCGCTTCTTATAGTTTAAAGAATATAGTTTCTTATGCCGACATTAGGTTAGGTAATATGAGAACTTTTTCAGGTGATGTATTCAAAGCAAAAGTTTATGTAAGAGCTGAGGGAGCTTTTGATGATTTTAAATTACTAGCAGAAGTTCCGTTAGAATCTCCTGAGTTATTGGTAAACTCTGATTCAGTAGGCATCGGAGAACGAACAGGTTACTTCGTATCCGAAACAGATAAAGATACATATTGGGTTGTGTCGGGTAGCACAAATGGATTGTCAGGTCCGACAGCAACTACTACAGCTTCTTTTGATAATGATTCGATGTTGGATTCTGTTATGCTATCAGGAAGTATATCGACATTCACAGACCAAATAAAATTTCAATTAAAAGACAAATACAAATTTGATTTAACAACTGGTATAGATTATACTTTATCTTTTAAGGCTAGAGCAGAAAAAGGAACTGATAGTAGAGCATTGATGTTATTATATGTATCAGGTTCTTCAATGACTAAAGCAATAAATTTATTTACTGATGATGTTACGAATAAACAAATAGCAGAGCCACCTCAATATGGAAAAAGATTGGGAGTTTTAGAAATAGAATCGGATGAAGATAGTCAAAAAGATTTTAGAACAGTAACTCATAATTTCAACTCTGATTTAACTGGAGATGGTAATGTTCAGTTTAGAGTTATATCAGGAAAGTGGAATATATCAGATGTATCTATTAGACCATCATCGGATACAGGATTCTCACCATCGTTTATTCAATTTAAACAAGAACTTCCTGCTCCATTACAACATAAAAGACCTGAGACTTTAGAGTTTTTAACTGAGTTTTATGATATAAATAATAATATTGCAGATGAGATTGCTTTCACAACTGGCTCTGTATTTACTGGTGCTAACATAGTAATAAGTGGTAATGATAATATTCAAAGTGGTGATATGTTCTTAGGTGGAGACACTACT